GTAAGTATTCCTGTTTCTCCAGAACATGAAATAACATCAGATTTAGGATCTACCAATATAACTGCTGATGCAAATGTTACAGTAACAGGACAGTCTGTATCTTTAACATTAGGCCAAGAAACAATTGATTTAAATACCCCTGTTGATGTAACAGGAGAACAGTTATCTACAAATACAGGATCTGTAACAATTGATCTAAACACTCCTGTAGATTTAACAGGACAACAGTTAACAATTGCTTTAAATAACCCTTTAATTACCGCATGGTCAAACGTTGATCCAGATGTTACAAATACATGGACTGAAGTAAATACAAGCGACACAGCTGTTTGGATAGAAGTTGATCTTGCAGCTTAGAGGATATATAATACAGTAAATTATGGCATCTACATATTCTACAGATTTAAAATTAGAACTTATGGCTACTGGTGAAAACGCTGGTACATGGGGAACTAAAACTAATACAAACCTAAACCTTGTTCAGCAAGCAATTGCTGGTTATGAAGCAATCGATGTTGCTTCTGCAGATGTTACTTTAGTTATGTCTAATGCTTCTATATCTAATGCAAGAAACATGATTCTTAATTTTACAGGAACTTTAGCTGCAAACAGAACTGTAACCATTCCTGATTCAATAGAAAAATTTTACATATTAAAAGATGGTACAACACATTCAGGAAACACTTTAACTTTTAAGACTGTATCTGGTACAGGATTTACTTTAGATGAAGGTAAAATTCATGCAGCCTATTCAGATGGAACCAATGTTAATGAAGTTGCATTAAACACTTTAGGTGGAACAATCGGCACAGCTCAAATCGAGGATAACTCTATTACAAATGCAAAATTAGCAAACGATGCAGTTGATACGGCAGAAATGGTAGACGACGCTGTGACTAATGCTAAAGTTGCAGATAATGCTATTAATACTGCACAAATAGTTAATGATGCAGTTTCTACAGCTAAAATAGTTAATAATGCAGTTACTGCAGATAAACTTCAAAGAAAATTTACAATCAGTACTAGTGATCCATCTGGAGGCAGTGATGGAGATATCTGGTTTAAATATACATAGGAGGCCCCATGGCTAATACCTATGGTAAAGCATCAGGAACTTTTAGAAACATAACTACGATTAAAGCTAAAGTATCAGGAACTTGGAGAGAGGTAGTTACTGGTTATGCTAAAGTAAGTGGAGTTTGGAAACCTGTTTACTATTCTTTTATTCAAGCAACGGGTGGAAGTATATCGGACACTACGATTGGAGGAGTTCCTTATCGAGTACATACTTTTACTTCTACTGGTTCTTTTGTTATATCTAGTGCACCTCCAACAGCAACTATAGAAGTATTTATGTGGGGAGGTGGAGCAGGAATAGGTGGATACAATCCTCCAGGTGGTTTAGATCCTGGTAGAAATGGTGGAGATGGCGGTGGTGGAGCATATGCTACTAATTCTTCACTTTCAGTGAGTTCTGAAACATTATCTGTTTGTGTTGGTGGAGGCGGAACAGGAGGCTCTGCTGGAGCAGGTGGATCGGGAATTACAATTAGTGGAACACAATATTATTATGGAGGAAGAGGAAACGCTCCAGGGCCTTCTGGATTCTCCCAAGGGGGAGGTGGAGGTGGCGGTGCTTCTGCTTTAATAAGAGGAACAACAGGTTTAATTGTAGCTGCTGGAGGCGGTGGCGGTGGCGGTGTAGAAAGAGCTGCTTTAGGATACTCTGCAGGTAATGGTGGCGGTGGAGGTCAAAATGGAACTCCTTCTCCTCAAGGTGCTTCAGGAGGAACTGCTGGAGCTTCTGGAACAACAAATGGTTTAACTAATGATGCTGGAGGAGATCAATCTGCTGGAGGTGGCGGAGGTGGTGGTGTCAATGGTGGTGGTGCTGGAGGAAACCCTGGTACAGACAATCAAGGTGGCGGTGGAGCTGGTGGAGGAACTTCTCTCGGTTCTTCGGTTACTAATGGAAACCTTCGTGTACCAGGAAATAATACAGGATATAATACAAGTAATTATGGTTATGGAGGAGGCGGAGGATTTCCTCCTTCCCAAACAAATGGAAACCCAGGGTTAGTCGTAATACGATACCCAATACAAACATAATATTATGCCATTAACAAACGTACAAATTAGACCAGGTATAAATAAAGCAGATACTCCTTCAGGTGCGGAAGGACAATGGATTGATAGTGATTTTGTAAGATTTAGATATGGTCAACCTGAAAAAATAGGAGGGTTCACGGCCATCGGACAGCAAACAATAGCAGGTCCTGCTAGAGCCCAGCACACTTGGAATGATTTAGAGGGTAGAAAATATGCAGCGATAGGTACGTCTAAAGCTTTATATATTTATTATGAAGATAAATTTTATGATATTACTCCATTAGATACAGCTATAACTGGTGTTAATTTTGATTCAACTTCCAGCTCAAACATAGTTACTGTAAATAAAACTACACACGGTTTAGAGGTTGGTGAATATATAACTTTTACAAGTGTAACTATACCAGGTACATCTTCTTTCACTGCATCTGACTTTGAAAATTATACTTTTGAAATTTTGACCGTTCCAACAACAGGAACCTTTACAATACAAATGAAAACAACTGAAACAGGGACACCTATGTCAGGTGGTGGCTCTGCTAGTATAAACCCTTATGAAGAAATTGGACCAACTATTCAAACCTATGGTTATGGTTGGGGAACAGATACTTGGGGTTCTGATGAATGGGGAGCAGGTAGTACATCCTCAAGCGTTATTCTTGATCCTGGTAACTGGAGTTTAGATAACTTTGGACAACAATTAATAGCGACTATTAAAGACAGTAAAACATTTATATGGGATCCAGGGACAACAAGTCCTCAATTAGAAACTAGGGCAACTTTAATGACAGGTGCACCAACTGCATCTAGACTAACTATTGTATCTGATCGAGATAGACACGTAGTTCATTTTGGAACAGAAACAACTATTGGAACTACTTCTACACAAGACCCTATGTTTATTAGGTTTAGTGATCAAGAAAATTACAATGTATATGAACCTACTTCAGTAAATACTGCTGGTACATTTAGACTTGATACAGGTAATAAAATTGTAGCTGCGGTTTCTGGTAAAGACTATAATTTAATTTTAACCGATCAAGCTGCTTATACAATGCAGTTTGTAGGTCCACCATTTACATTCTCTATTAGACAGGTAGGTTCTAACTGTGGATGTATTGGACAGCATGCTGTTGTGTATGCAGATGGTCAAGTATTTTGGATGGGCACAGGTGGAGGTTTTTTTAAGTTTGATGGTACAGTTAAATTACTTCCATCTTTAGTAGAAGATTTTGTATTTAGTACTACTGGAAATAATATTGGTATTAATTATGCATCTAACGAAATTATATATGCATCCCATAATTCTTTATTTAATGAAATCGTTTGGTTTTATCCTTCAGGCAAACCTTTAAATAGTCCAGCGGTACAAAATAATAGATCAGTTATATATAACTATGTAGAAAACACTTGGTCAGTAATGACATTAGCTAGAAGCACCTATGCTGACGCTTCTACGTACGATAATCCCTATGCTACTGAATATAATCCAACAGGCACTCCTACAGTTGATAATCTAAGTGGTGCTACTAATACTTTCGGTGCAAGTACTTATTTTGCACATGAGATTGGAACAAATAAAATTGCATTAGATGGTAGTGAAACAGCTATTGCAGCATACATTCAGTCTGGAGATTTTGATTTACCAACAGATGGAGACGGTGAATATCTATTAAGAATATCTAGATTTTTACCAGATTTTAAAAACCTACAAGGAAATGCACAAGTAACTATTTTTTTAAAAGATTTCCCTATTCAAACAGGGACATCTTCACAATTAGGACCTTTTACGATAAACTCTAGTACAACTAAAATAGATACAAGAGCTCGAGGACGATTAGCTAGTTTAAAAGTAGCTAATACTTCAACAGATGAAACATGGAGATTTGGAACCTTTAGAGCAGATGTAAACCAAGATGGAAGAAGATAATGGCTAAAATAAACGTATATGTACCAGAACCACCTGAAGAATATACTCCAGAAGGTTTTAGACAAATTAACCAAGCATTAGAGACTGTTGAAAATCAACTTAACACATCTTATCAACAAGACTTGAAAAATGATCAAGATGCATTTAATTTCTTTTTATCATGACAATACAATATAAAAATCAAGGTTTTATTTTAAACACAACTAATTTAACTACAATACTTACAATTGATGCTTCCTCAAGAGCGTTGGTAAAAAATATTGCAGTTACTAATGAACATAATAGTAATAATTTAGTAGAGATGTATTTAACAGATAACTCCGCTGCTACCGATTATGAATTTTTTCATAAAAATATGGTAGCAGACGAAACTGCTCAAGCTGCAGGGCAAGTTTTAGTATTAGAAGAAAGCGATGGGATTAAAGCTCAAGCAGACGTAGCAAACGTTGTTAAAGGCGTTATTTCTTATGCACTTATAAATAGATCGCAGGAAAATGGCTAAACAAAAATTTGTTCACTATGAACCTAGGCCAAAGCCTAGAAAACGTCCAAGACGTCACAAGAAGCGGTTGAATAAAAACGAAAAACGTAGTATAAAGAAATATAACCGACAAGGACGAGGATGACAAAAACAGTTATTATAAATGGAGAAGAAGTTCCAGTATTACCAGCTAAAGTGGTAGAAACAATAAAAAACAAAAGAACAGAAAAAGTATATGCTACCAAAGCTGATTTTGATGCTGATGTTGCTGATCCCAATACTGACACTACTGCTGATGACTTTCGACAGGATGTGGGTATTGAGGTTGCATCTTTACAGGTTTTTGGTAAAACTAAATAATGCAAAAACCATTTGGTGGAACCGAGATACAAGTAAAGTATCTAGAAAATTTCGTAGATAAAGATTTATTAAATAAGATAAATTTAACTACATCTATTCCAGAAAAAGAACCTGTTGTAGTTGATAGAACAAATGTGCTTTGGGTGCATAATAGTTATGACCAAGCTAATCTTGCACCGTGGTTCAAGAAAAAATTAAATCATGGAAAGTATGATTGGTATGTATTTAATAGTCATTGGACATATGAAAAATATAGATATTTTTTTGATATTCCTACTGATCAATCTTTGGTTATAAAAAATGGTTTTACTGATGATTTAACTATCAGAACTAATTTTGAACCTAAACCTAAAATAAAATTACTATATTCTTCTACCCCTTGGAGAGGTTTAGATGTTTTATTAGCGGCAATGGAAGCATGTCAAAAAAATGAACATATTGAATTAGATGTTTATTCTAGTACACAAATATATGGAGACCAGTTTAAACAATATAACGATGATAAATTTAAACCTTTATATGAAAAAGCTAAAAGCTTACCTAATGTAAATTATAAAGGCTACTTAACTCACAATGAATTATTAAAGATAATTCATACTTATGATGCTTATGTGCATCCATCTACTTTTGAAGAAACATTTTGTATAGCAGCTATGGAAGCATTAGCAGCTGGTATCATTGTAATGACTACAGATTTAGGAGCTTTACCTGAAACATGTGGAGAGTTTCCTATTTACGTACCGTACATGAAAGACAAGAAGAAACTTGCAGAAAAGTTTGCTTATGCAATAAATAGTTTACCTTCATTTATAAATAACTACCCTGAAGAAGCCTTGAAGTTTCAACAAGATTATTATAGAAACTATTATCATTGGGATACAATAAAAACTTATTGGGAGAATTTTTTAAATGGAATCAAAACCTAGAATATACGTATCAACCCCTGTACACTCAGAAGTATCTGTTCATTATTTTAAAGCTTGTTTAGAGTTTCAAAAAGAATGTTTTATTAGAAAGATTCCTGTACAGTTTCAAGTTATGAAATCATCATTGGTTACACAAGGTAGAAATTTATGTGTATCAGGTTTTTTAGATTCTGATTTTACACACATGTTATTTATAGATTCGGACATGACCTTTAACTTTAAGATGGTCGAAAGAATGTTAGAGTATGACAAAGAAGTATGTTTAGTTCCTTATCCCGTAAAGACATTTGATAACGATAAAATAACTGAAGCTATAAAAGCAGGGGTAAAACTAAAACCGCAATTAGTAGGAAACCAATATACTTTAAATGTAGATAACCCTCATGATGTTAAAGTAGATAAGGGTTTTATCGAACTTAATAGAGGTCCTACAGGATGTATGTTAATTAGACGAGATGTATTTGATAAACTAAAAAAAGAATATCCAGAGTTTGAAATAAAACAAAAAACATTAATTGATGGTAAATTAGTTGATCGAACTAACTTCTATAACTACTTTGATACTTATTGGAATAAAGAAGATAAAACCTATACAGGAGAAGACTTTTTCTTTTGTAAATTATGTAAGCATGCAGGTATTAAAATGTATGGTTTAATTGACGAATATATTGAACATTATGGAGAGTTTGCCTACACAGGAAGATTAATAGACGAATTTGAGATAAAAAAAGCTGTAGGAAAAGTGTCCTCTGACGTATTGAATTCTGACTAGAAAGCCTTTAAAATAGGGTGTATTATATATAATAGGAGTTATTTAACATATGGCGTTACCCGCGTTTTTAGTACCCGCATTAACATCTTTTGCTTTAGCAAAACTAACAGGAGCTAGTACAAAGAATGCACTTAAAGGTGCACTCATTGGAGGACTGACAGGAGGAATTGCAGATAAGTTAACTGCACCTGCAGCGGCAGCGAATGTAACTAAAGAATCTGTAATGGCTCAAATGATGAATGCTCCAGTAGGTACATCTCAATTACCTCAAGCAGGGGGTGTTGTTACATCAGGAATAGAAGCAGCTAAACAAGGTTTAAAAAAACCTTTGTTTGATGTGTTTGGTAAAACAGTTACAGGTGGAGATGTTTTAAAGTATGGAATACCTGCAGCGGCAATTTATAAATCATATGCAGATGCAGCTAAGGCTCCAAAAGAAACTATGTTCTATGGTGCTAACCTAGCTTATGCAAACCCAGATATTTATTCTCAAGTAGGTCCAACATCTTTTAAAGTGGGTGAATACGATGATCAAGGACAAATGACAGCAGTAGGTATAGAAGGTGCTGAAGACTATGTACCACCAGAAGAAGTATATAGAAGAGGGGATCAAGCTCCTATGCCATATGCAGTAGGTAAACAATTAATTAGTGCTAGCACAGGTGGATTAGCTACATTAAAAGGAATTCAAAAATACAATGCAGGTGGTCAAGTACTACCAAGTAAAATGAACTACGATGAAAACGACGCTAACAATTATGTTAGAGCAAATGGTCATATAGTAGATATGTCAGACTTAGCTGACAAAGATGAAGATACAGTTTTAGCTCAACTTGCAGATGGTGAATTTGTAACTAGAGCAGATGGCGTGTTAGGAGCAGGAATATTAGCAGGTGCAAATCCAGGTAACATGGAAGAGATGAGAAAAAAAGGTGCTAAATATTTTTATGAACAACAAGCTAAGTATAAAAGAATTTTTGATCTTTTGCGAAAGAAAAAACAAGAGGCTAATTAATGCATCTAATTCAGTTTAAAGCTGAAGAAATAGATAGAGTTTGGGCACTTGTTAAAGATAGAGTTCAAGACGCATTAGATCGAAACCACAATTTTAGAGACAACCAACACGTCAAAGAAAATTGTAAGAATGGTATAGAACAACTATGGGTCATAGTAGATAACAAAGATGACATTCATGGTGTTTGTATAACTCAGGTTGTACAACATCCTAACTATAATATAGGCACTGTTAGGATGGCTACAGGACATGATTTACCTTTATGGTATGATCAAGTTAAACACTTTGAAAAGTGGGCACATGATGAGTATGGATGTAAGAAAATTGAAATCTACGGAAGACCAGGTTGGAAAAGAATATTAAAACCATTGGGATATGAGTTTACTCATGTTCAAATGGATAAATTTATAGGAGGAAACTAATATGTCATCAGGTGGTGGTGGAGGCGGATCAGCTCCCGCAGTACAAACACAAATAGTTAGAGAAGCACCAGGTATTGAAGAACGTAAACTAGGCTTGATGGATATTGGTCTTACTTTAGGTCAGCAACCTGTTAACATACCTCAAGTTCAGGTAGCAGGGCCAACGGGCCTTGAACAAGCTGCTTTTCAACAAGCAGGAACTACAGGGGTAGGTGCAGCAACACAACAGGCTGGAATTACTGCTTTACAACAAGCTGCAGGTGCACCAAACATTTCACAATTTTTCAATCCATATCAAAACTATGTATTAGATGAAATTAATAGACAAGCTGCTCAAGGGATGACTAGAACACAAGGACAAGCCGTACAAGCGGGTGCTTTTGGTGGTGGAAGAGAAGGTGTTCAGTTAGCAGAACAAGAAAGAGCTAGACTAGGTTTAATTGGTCAAGCACAAGCTTCAGGATTCCAAACAGCATTAGGTGCTGCTCAACAACAGCAACAAGCTCAACTACAAGCTGGTCAAGCTTTAGGTGCTGCGGGTCAATCTCAACAAGCTATGCAACAAGCTGATATTCAAAGTCAGTTAATGGCAGGTGGAGCACAAAGACAGTTACAGCAACAACAATTAGATGCGGCTAGAGCTACTGAATTACAAAGAGCTTATGAACCTTTCCAAAGAGCTGAGTTTATTAAAAACATATACGCAGCGGGCCCTACTTCACAGTCGGGTATTACTGCAGCTACAACACCAACAGTAAACCCATTAGCTCAAACAGTAGGAACAGGTATTGCTGCTTATCAAGCGTATGCAGCATCACAACCTAAAACAATAGTTCAAAGTTAGGAGGCCTGAGTGGACGATCCAGTACTAAACAGAAAGATGTTCAGGCACGTAGCTTTACGTACAGGTAAACTACAGCCTAAAAGATATAATAGAGGTGCAGGCAGTTATGGTGTATCTCCTTATGGTCCTTTCTTAACTAACGAATCTCAAGGTGTTAGTCCAATTGAAAATCAACCAGGTAATAGAATTGTAGTTAAAGACGGTCGAAGAATGGTTGTCGATAGATTTGGTAATGTAATTAAAACAGAGTACATGCCAACGGTTTATAAAAAACCAGGATTAGGTACAAGAATGGGTCAAACCTTTTTTAATTTTGCTTCAAGAATTCCAGGAGTTGGTACTCCTGAAGGTATGCAGAAAAATGTAGAAGCTATAAAAAAATTTGGTCAAGCTGCTATAGATCCAAAAACATATATGAGAGGTGCACAAACTGTTGGAAGAGGTATAACAGGTCTTGCTAAAACAACTCCTGCAGCAATTGCAGTTGAACAAGGATTATCGAAGACAGGTTTAAATCCTGTTGATAAAGCTTTAGGCATGGGTGAAACTGGTTTTGCAACATTACTTACATCAGAAGGTGCTAGAGCAGCGTCTAATAAATTATTAAAAAGTCCTAACATGCTTAAAAGAGGTATTGGACAAGTATTAAGAGTGCCTGGTGCCCCTGCAATGATTAGAGCAGCAGGTCAAAGAGCTATGATGAGCCCAGCGGGTCTAGCAACAATTGCTGTTGGTGGTGCTGGTTATGGTATGAAAAAACTAGAAGATTATTTAAGAGCTAATTATCCTGATTACAAAGCAGCTGCAGAAAAAGCACAAGAAGAATCTAAAACATTTATGTCACCAGATGATATGTTTAATTCAATGACTAGTGAACAAATAGATGCACTAAGATCTAGTGTACCAGGCTCTAAACTTGACGTAAAAGATGAAGCACCTATGACTAAATCAGATTTAGAAACAAAAGGTGAGATAGCTCAGTTACAGAAAAAAGATCAAGGAAAAACGGACATTGAACCAGGTGGAGAAGCTCCTTCTGGTGGAACAAATAAACCAGGTGGTGATGTACCTGACAATAAAACGTTAGAAGGTAATATTAGTGACTCAGCTAATACTCCAACAGATTTAAATAACCCTATAAAACTTAATACAAAAATAACAGGTATCGATGCAAAAATACCAGGTAAATCTATATTCGATAAACTAGGAGATTTTTCAAGAACAACTGCAGGTAATATGTTTATGCTTAAGTTTGCAGCGGGACTATTATCAGGTAAGGGTAACTTTGGTGAAGTAGTAGGACAAGCACTAAATCCTGCTGTAGATTTATTAGCAGCATACAGATTAAAAGAAGATGAAAATGCTTACAAACAAATGAAACTTTTATTAGATGCTAAAGGTAAAGAAGAAAATGAAAGAGGGATGGTTAGAATTGTAGAAGATGGAACGGTTAGAGCTGTACCTGCAATTAGAGATAAAAAAACTTTAGACACTTACAGAGTGTTCGGTGATGGTAGTAAAGTTTTAGTAGATGATCAAAATATTGCTTCAG